GAAAGTAAAACGAGTTGTTTGAGGTGGATTTAATATATTATTAATTTGACCATAAACAGCCGCAGTAGTTCTATCACCAGTTGCACCTTTTGTACCCAATGAACCACTTCCTTCAGCATGTCCAAACGCTACACCAAACTGTACAGAAGCTGATGCATTGGTGCCTGGATTATATCTATAGGCGTCAACACTATAATCACCTGTATTTGTGTATTGAGTAGAAGATGTATGAAATTGTGTTATACTTGCAGCACCATCTTGAAATATTCCAGAGGTTACAAGACCGACATCTTCAACTACGTCCATCGGGGTTAAAATTTTAAAATACGCCATTTTAATTTACTCCTATTATTATTTTTTATCCTGTGTTAATACCATATGGGTTTGTTGCACTAGCTCCAGCTCCAGCTCCAGGAGGACCTGACATAGTTCCACCAGGTGGTACAGTAGCCTCTGTAGCATTAGTTGGGTCAAGTGCGTCATTACCAGATGTCGGTGTAGCTTTAACTGTTAAGGTTACTACAGCATTAAGACCTGAAGTTAACCCAGTTACTCTAACATTTGTAGTAGCTGTTGGAGATGGGTTTGCGAAAGGTTGTGCAATAATAGTAGCTGAAGCCGCTGAAGCAACAGTAGAACTATAAACACCAGTTCCAGCACCACTTGGGTTTACAAAAGCAGCTATACCAGTATTTTCAACTACAAATGAATAGTTTTCAGAAGGAGCTCCTTCTGTACTTGGTTTTAATTCTACGTTATCACCATTTTCAAGGTTTGGGTAGTTTAAAGAAGCTAGTTTAATTTTAGCACCAGCTATTGTTTGATTTATCAAATGACTATTAAACCCTGTTCTATTTGCTTGAGCTTCAAGTAAATTCATATTTTCGATTACTGTTCCATATGAATCTGTTCCGTTAGGATGAGTTACATCATACAAAGTGTAATCTATTTCTTCATCACTAAGTGAGAACTTACTTACTCTAAAAGAACCATCTGAAATTCTTTTACGACCAATTTTTGTTAATATTGCATCTACTGTGATGCTTGAATTATCTAAAAATCCCATTTTGTTACTCCACTAATTAATAGTATATACTATCTGTTACAACTACGTTTCCATCAAATGGACTCATAGTTTCATTAAGTGTATCTGCTTCTACAGTTACAGCTATTGTTTTAGTTAATCTTGATTCAATTCCACGTACAGTAATAATTGTTGTTGCACCTGGATTTACCCTATTTGAGTTAACTGTTACTCTTCCACCTGTAAATGTTTTATGAACATTTTTTTCTGTTTCTTCCCCTAATTCTCCATACATAGTATTCTTAAAAGTTATTAACTTTGTATTTTGAATTGTAAATAAATATGATTCAAATATTTCTACTCCACCATATCTAGTATTTGGGTTTACAACAAACGATGTATCTGGTTGTAAAGTTACATCTGGTGGCACAATTAGTTTTCTATTTTCAAAACTTTCATTTTGTGGCACCAAATAACTTTTTAAATTTTGTCTTGTTGGTGAAGCTTCAATTGGAGTAGAATTTTCAATAACGTTTCCAAAAGACGCATCTCCATTTGGGTGAGTTTCATCAAAAAGTGTATAATCTATTTCTTCATCACCTAATGCAAACTTAGTTATATTTAATTTTCCACTATCTTTTGATAATAGTTCTCTACCTCTTGTTGTTAAGATGGCCTCAACACTCAAATTGTTACCATTAAATATTCCCATTGTTTTAATATCCTTTAGATAAATATACACTATATAACTTCACTAAAAATAAATATCTATTTTCTAAATTTTCAAACATTTTTAATTTATATTGGAACATCACCCTCATCATCAACTTTTAATCCAGAAATACCAAAGTCTGTTGGTGTAGCTACTGTTGGAGCTGATGTTCTAATTATGACTGGTAAATCACCATCTAATGTAGTACTTTTAGTATTTTTAACACCTTCATAAAAACTTCTATTTAAGGCTAATACATTTTGATATTCTGGGTCTTTATCAGATTCTACTAATGATTTTGAAGTATAGTAGTTTTCATATCTATTAATACTAAATTTTGAACTTCTATCATAATCATCTGAACTTGTATAGAAAAATCTATATTCTTGATTAAATTCTGATTTTCTATTTTCAAATATAATAGCACCAGTAGCTTCACTAAATGCGTAGTTAGGGCCTCCATATTTTGCTGAACCTGAAATATACAAATTTCTATCATCGTAATTATCATTAGGTGCAAAATTATATAAAGATGGTGTAAAGAAACTATCATTTGTATCTATTGAAGCTGTATAACTTGGGTATTGTGTTTCAATCTCAACTATTGAATGACTAGTTTCATTTTCTTGTTCTAAAACACCTATGTTAATAGTATCTCTATAAACAGGTTGTGTAAATGATGGATTACTTTGTTGAACTGGTGATTTAGGTCTTTCAAATATATTACCTTCAACTAAAGTTCCCATATGAGCTTTTGCTCTAGCAGGAACTAATTTTTTAAGTTGTTTAAATACTGATTGGTCATAAAATTTTATAAGATGCATATAATCCCAAAAATTATTATTACCACTATATTTTTGAAAGTATGTATCTGATATATCAATTAACTCTCTATAATTTTCTGAAAAATTATCTCGTGGGTCTCCAAGATATTGATTAAAATCAAGATTAGCAAATGAAGATACTATGTCCTCATTAATTACATCAGTTGGTGAAAAGTATATTCCTAACTTTGGAGAGTCTATGGGTGCAAAATCATTTGAACTTTGGTCAAATCTTGAATTTCTATTTAAGTTAGCTCCACTACCACTTAAAGCATTATTCTCTATTCTAATTTTTGTAGCCATTCTACGATTAGGGCCGTGGTTAGGTACAAGTGTTTTAGTTTTATCAACTACAGATTGGAAAAAGTTATTTCCACCAAACCCACGAGCACTACCACTTTGTGTATAAGTTTGATTAGCACTTACGTCTCTAAGATTACCACCCTCAGATAAAGTTGTATTATCATCAAAAGAAAATCTTCTAACTAAATTAGTATAAGAAGATGACACGGTATTTCCTACATATGATTTAGGAGATGCTACGTGTATATCAAAAAACTCTTCTTCTAGTGGTTCAGTCCATAATCTAAATTCCATTAACGAACCAGAAAGTTTATTTGCACTAAAAGGTGTCGTATTGTTACCACCAATAAATAAATCACCACTACCAGTCCAAGCCGCATTATACGATTGAGATTCAGAACTTGATATTATAAGACTTGTTTTTGATGAGAATCTAACTCTATCTAAACCAGCATCATATTTTTTAACAAATAAATCATATCTAAATGCGTCTGCAATAGTATCAGTATTAGCTGAAACTTTTCTTAAAGATACTTCATCCCAAAAAATTGTAGAACTTGGTTTGTTATTTTCAAAACGTACACCAAGTTTTGCAGTATTTGGGAACTTAATAGTTTTCTTTACTTGTATTTGTTTCCACTCTGTCTCATTTAACCCAACTCGTTGAGATGATTTTATACCACCCTCGTTTGTTGAATAATCAAACTCTTCATTCCAATTAACAACATTTTCATTTGAGTCTAATTCAAATAAAGTTAAAGAACCAAGTGAGTCAACTGTACTACCTGAAGCTTTAGCAAAAGCACTAAACAAGTAAGTTTCGTATTGACTAACATCCGTTATAGCGGAAGAATATGATGAATACTCATCACCAGGATTTCTATAAAAATATGTGTATGAAGTACCATCAGTTGATGTATTTCTATGTCTTAAACTTTTACTTCCATTTTTAGCTACATTAGAACTACTTACTATTTCAATCTCACCGCGTTCAGCACTATTTGTTCCTGGTAAAAATGGTGGGTTAACTAGTGAACCAGTTTCAAATGATGTAAATGGAAATAACTCTGTATTTATCTTTGACTTTCTTAACATTACAGAATGGTATTCTCCATCATACACTGGTAATAATGATGAACTAATTTCTTTGTACCCAGTTGAACCAGATAACATAAATGAAACAGTTCCATAATTATCTTCTACACTATTATCTTTTAGTTTAATAGCCCAATCTGTATCTTTTTGTACAAGTATTTGGTCTGAACCTGTAGATGGTGAACGAAACCTCACCTCAATTGTTTCTGGTTTCATACTACTATTGTCATCATCAGCCCAAGTTGTTTCTACATATTGTGAAGATTGAAATCCTAATGCTTTTGTAAACTTTCTAGCTATTTCAAATTGTGCTCTTTGATTATCTTTTTGTATTCCACCATACTCACGAATTCTTAATATTGAACTTGGAATACCATAACAATTTATTAAACCTTTTAATGAACCAATAGTACCTTTAGATTTTAATAAATAAGGCATACTAGCTATAATTCTTTTTGTTATTTCTTTAGAAATATCACTTTCACCTGGTGAACTTAAAGAACCTGATGTATATAAAGAAAATGCACTTCCACTTGCTTTTTGACCAAAACCACTCCTACTTAAATCTAATAAATCTTTTCCATCTTGTACATCAAAACCAAGTGCTTTAGATAAGTTAAAAATTAAATCTTTAGAAAACCCTTCAGATAAATCATTTTGTCTGTCTGTTACATCTGCTATAGCTTTTGTATAAACCCACAGTTCGTCAAAGTGTTGACCAATCATATCCATAAAATCTAAGAATTGATTATTTCCTACATCCTCTGTAACGTGTTGTGGTAAAAGATTTGTTAATCTATTAAAATTACTACCATCATATAAAGACGCTGAATATATTTGACCAGTTGAATTAACTACAGAACCATACCAATTTGTAAAATTAGCTTCCGAAGAACTTATTGGTACGAATGGGTCAGCATAAGTTCCACTACCAGATTTAGGCCAAGACGCATCATAAACTACTCCAACAGAACTTGAAACATATGAAGAACTTACGTTGTATAAATAAGTTTCATATCCATCAAAATTGTTTTTAATATCTTCTATTTGATTTTCAAATTTTATAGCATCAACTGAACCACTAGCAAGTGCAGCGAAAGAAGAACTTTCAGCTGTGTAATTTTCTATCAATTGAATTTTATATTTAAAGTTTTTTAATCTTTTTTCAGCTGAACTAAAATTAATAAAATTTTCATAGTTAGAATAATCAATGTTTAATTCAACAGGTTTTAAACTACCACTAATATATTTATTTATTATATTTTGTTTTAATTTTTTATCAGTTGTAACTAAGTCGGTAAAACTTTTTAAATCAGTTGACCTTTTGGATATTGGTGAATCAACATTTGCTGAATCAGGGTTTCTTAATATTAATAAATCTTCATCTTCTTGGTCATACGGAATTAAATCAACCACTTCTGTTTTTTGTGGTAATACCTCTCTAACCACATATACATTATTGGTTTCATCTATATCATCTGGTAAAGGTTCGTATAACTTAATTAATGTACCATATGGATAAACTTTAAATGTTTGTTTATCTTCTCTTGTATTTGTAACTAATGCTACTCTATTATCTCCAAAATGAAGATAGGTTAATAAATCACGTGTATCTTGATATTTGTGAACTACATTCCAAGATTCAAATGTACCAAATGTTTCATTAACGTTATTTGGAGTTAACTCATAAGCGTCTGTAAACTCGTTCCAAGTTCTATCTATTGTAACTATGTCATTATCAACATTAATTATTTTAGCAAAAAATGGTTTAGTGATAACTTTACTTGCTTCATTAAGACCTTGAGTAATAGGGTCGTTAGACGAAGAATCATATGGATACTTAAAATTAATAATTACTTCACTTTTTATATCAGTTCTAAAAGTAAAAGATTGTGCAGATTGGTTTTCAACACCTGGTATAGCTGTTATAAGTATTTCACCTGTAACTGTATTACCAGCTACAAAAATATTTTCTAATGTGAGAGGGTTTATAGAAAATCCAGAATTAAGTAAAATTGTGTTTTCTTTTATTGTTCCAATTTTTTCACCAGCAGTATTTACATAATCACCGTCTGTTAAAGCTATTATTTGATTATCTGTTTTAAACACCCATTTTACTTGTTCGAATTTTTCACCAGGATTAAGTGCTTGACGATACGTATTATCAGTTGAAGTATCATAGGATATATCAATCGGATAATCTAAGAACGCTTGAAATACATCGTTTTCATCACGATATACTCCACCATCTATTTTTATATTATCATACGTATAATTTGGCATTAACTTAACCTTGTTTTAGTAATATTGGTTTATTTTTGTAAACTCTATCCAATTGATGTTTCTTTGGATACCTTGTTGTTCTACTGTAAAGATTAGAGAATATTTTTTCACTATTAGTCCAATCAGTAATTAATTTTCCATTTTGTATAATTTTATTTGCTGATACTATTTTTTTTATTTTACCTTGACCAAAAGATGGTTTTTTGTTACTGTATTGTATATCGACAAACATATTATATTTTTTTATTCCTAAAGATATACCATCAATCATTAACTTTTGTAATTCTTTATAATTTGGTTTTCCTGTTAATACAATATCAACATCTAAAGTTTTCCAATTTTCTACAAATCCACCTGTTAACCAAATATCATATTTAGTTACGTTTGGTAATTTAAAGAAATCTTTTTTCCATTGATTAAATTTTTCCCAAGTCGGTGGTTTTAATTCACAATCAAATTTATAGTTTCCATATTCCCAAATCATTGTTAACTACCTTGATAATCTAAATACTCTTCACCAAGTAAATCATCATCTGTTATTTCTTCAATCTCTTTTACTTCACCCACGTAAGCATTATTTAAGTAAATGTAACCACCAACCATATTAGTAGTTGTTGGTATAGATAATTTAATTTTATTAGTATTTGTTAATTCTTCAGTTCCACCCTCTGGCACAAAAAATTGAGCTGGGTCTCTAACAAACTCATTTCCAAGCATAGACGATATTACTTTTTTTCCTCTTTGTAAATTAAAAAATTCTGATACATATTGTCTACCTCTTATATTTTGAGCTGTAAGTCTAAGTTCAGTTCTTGATGGTGAGATTTCGTGAATTAAATATTTGTTTTCTTTTATAAATAATTCTCTACCATTCTCATCTGTTATTTTACCAGTTTGTTCATTTATATTAGACTCACCACTAAAAGGAATTTGATTTTCATCAACTAATAAATTTTCATATGAACCAGCTGTTTTTCTAAAAAAATTATACTTTACTACATAACGGCCTCTATCATAACCAAACTTTCTAAGAATTGTACCAGTTTTTAATTTTACTCCTAAAGGTCGTATTTCATAATTTTCTTTTTCAACAATACCACTTTCTAAAAAATTTTCTTGTTCATCGTGAATTAAAACTTCAATATAATCATTTGGATTTTCTCCAAAAGCTCCATCAAGATAAGAATACTCAGGAGAATTAAAATCTATATCTAATCCAGTTTGTAATATTTGTAAATCTTTTTGATTTAATCTTGACATTATTAACTTCCTCCAAATCTATCGTCATCATTAGCAAGTCTATAAGGTTCATCTACTACATTAGTTTCTGGTGCTGGTGGTGTAATAACACTTCTAAATGGAGTTTCACTTTCTAAAATAATTAATGTACCAGTATCTATGGAATTAATAAAATCTATTGGTAGTGATTTGACTGCTCTATCGTAGTATTTACTACTATAAAAATCATTTGTACTTATAAATCTTCTTTTTTTAGCACCTTGTATTAACCAAATTCTTAGGGTTTTACCTGTTCCAGTTGCTATTATATCACCCTCTTTTACCTCTATAGCTTCAGTTATTACATTTCCATCATCGTCCACTTCTTCAGGTATTGGGTCAGGTAAAGTAGATATTGTTGTTGTCATTAATTCAGTAAAGTTTCTTTCTACAGTTTTATTTAAAAGTTCTGATTTTACATATTTTTTTAATTTTTTATCTTGAATAGTTAACATTGAATTTCTAACACTATCATAATAAGCCATTATTTCTGCAGTTTTTTCTTCAGACATCCCTTCCATATTAGGATTAAACAATATATTTTCATATAAAACACCACCGTCTTCAAGATTAGCATCTTCCAATCCTAATCCACTTAATATATCTTCAAATGATTGCAAAACTCTATTGTTATCCCTAAACTTATTTGGAATAAATTCTTTTATTGCATTAATATGAGCATTTCTTAATTCAGAAACAAATGATTTATAAAAATCTAATTCATTTCTTTCTTCTATTGTGTATGGCATTATAACGTTACCTTAAATGTAAATCCTTCATCATAATATTGATTTAGTTCTTCATCAGTACCACTACCACTTTGTATTCTATATTCAATTTTATAGTATCTTTCTGGTTGATATCCGTCCATCCAAAGAGTAAAATAATTACCTGAAGAATCACAACTCAATTGTGAACCACTACCAAAAGGAACAATAACATCATTTGTTTCTGCATCTAAAATTGAATAATATGATGAACTTGGTGGTAAAGTTTTTACTGTTAAATTTGATGGTGTAGTGTCATAAGTTTTATCTGGAAATCTTTCTCTTCCAACAACTCTAAATTTTACTTTTGATTTTTGATTATACTCAGGTTGTAAACCTTTCATATAAAGTACACTATCTTCTAAATTTGTTGAAGTTAATGCAGATAATGAACCAGCGTTCCATTTAGAGTCATCCCAAACTACTTCTAACGTTGGTGGATATTTTGTATGAGTATCAGATGAGAAGAATGAAAAGTTACCTAATCTTTGTGTATTATTTTCATCTGAAAAACTATCACTATTTCCAACATTACCTCTTCGTTTAACAATAAATCCTTCATTGTCAATTGATTGACTTAACCAAGCTCTTACAATATTAGTCACATCCATTCTAACGTCTTCACTATCTATGTTAAATGATTGTGACGCTTCATATGGTACTCCACCACCACCTAAAGTTAATATATCAGAATAAGTACCACTTGAACCAGTATCTATTGAAATATCTGTAAGACCAGCTGTTGTGATAGATGAAGCTGTCATATGTAATCTTACAGTTCCGACTGCACCTAAAGATGAACTAACACTACTCATTGAAGCTGTAACACCAATATCAGCTGCATTTATTTCAGTAGCTAAATTACTAGCAAATTCAGATGTTATAGAACCAGTTGAAAAATAAAAATTTGGTGAAGAATCTGAAGGTACAGAACCTGTTCCATTTGCATCTATAGACGCTGAAGCTATAAAATTATATTCAGTTCCTTTAACAGTAACTTGAACTTCGTCATTAGAAGAAGTACCAAAATTACCAGTTGAACCTGAAATAAAAGTTAATGAACCACTTGCATAATTTTGATACCAAGTACCACCTGACGCAGTTATTTCTGGTGTCCATAACGTCCCGTCATCTATACCTTTTGTAAAATTCCAACTACATCCTTCTTTTGTTATAGGATTATCATAACTACGACCATCACCCATTATCCAAGACTGACTTACTGGATAAGCGTATAAACTTTGAGATGAGGCTAAAGATGTTGGGTGTGCGTCATATAAATTTAAATAATATTTAGCAGCTTTACTACCTGAATCTGGTATTAGTCCAGAACCTATTGATTGTGATATATAAGTTAAATCAAATTTAATTAACACACGTGAAGCTTCTCTGAAAGCGGCTGAATCAGCAACATCTTTTCTTATTTCAAGTATCTCATCTAAACCTGAATTTAAACTTGAACTATTTTCATATAAGGTTGCATCTTTATCTGCGAATGTAAAATAATGCATTTAGTTACTCCGTTATTCCTAAGTTATCACCAACAACTTTACCTTTAATATCTGAATTAGGATATTTTATTTCAAATATACTTGGGTCTAAAGCTGGATATAATATACCATCAATCATACCATTTTCTATGTCATAATAATTACCAGAATAACCTTCATTTAATTTATATTTATTTTCAACCACAATTGGTAGTTTATTAGGATTATTATCAACTGGTGGTACAATAGAAGCTACACCATCAACTAAAGATAATTCATATGCTATATCTGATAATACAATTGGTTGACCAATTTGTAATCTATCAATATCAAAGAAATCTTGAACCGCTGTTACACATCTAAGTAAAACATCATTTTTGTTAAACCCAGTTTTTGTCAATATAGCAAAATTAACAGCTATATTTATAACATAAGCATCTTTTATATTTACAGCGTCTGTTACCAATCTAAATTGTGATAAATATGTTTTTAAATTTTCTTTACTTGTTTGATTCATCTTTGTTAATTTTTTATTAGAATCAAATCCAAGTGTATACATATTCATAGCTAAAGGATTTAAAAACCTACCAGCTTGAAATGACCTTAGTGTTCTACCAGCTGCAACATCAGCTGGTGTAACTTGTCTATCTAAATCTATCGAATCAGCATCTCTATTCAATTGGTCATCTTGTGTTAGATGAACTTTTGCAATATTACCATACTTAGGTGGTAATGAATATGCTCTAACCACATAATCTTCTTTTGTAACTGCTCTTTGTTGAGCTTGATAATACGCTAAAGCGTTCTCTCTAACATCTCTAACAGTTTCACCAGATGAACCACCTGTAGATGGATTAACATTCGTGAAAACTACAGAGTCTTTGGATTCTTGAGTTGTAGCTGCATTTAATAAAGCATCTTGTACTTGATAACTGATACTTGATATATTAGTTACATCACCAGCGTTTACATTATCGTCTATACCACCACCATATGAATATTTAATTGTAAGAGTTGTATTAGATGGAGCTAAACCAAACGCTTTTGTTTTTAAAAAATTACTTGGGTCAAACGCTGATGTTAACTTAGACGGACTACCTGGTAAGTTTGAACCAACCATATCTGGATTAGGTACTATTTCCTCATCAGGGTTATCTGATATTCCAGCACCAAACCTAAGAAGTGTTTGGTCATTCTCATCAATAAATGATGTAAATCTTCGAGATACTTTTTTTAGTTTTAGTATATAAGGAACTGTCTCTCTATCTTCAACTAAATCTGGTGAGTTTAAAGTATTAGCTTCCATATCCTCAAAAACTGTATCACGTGCTAAAGAATCAACTTCGTACCAAGTATTATTATCACTATCAGTACAAGAAATTATTTCTATAACATCAGGATTAGCTAATTTAATTTGTGCGTATTTTTCAGAAGCTCCAAATGTAAATGTTTCTGTTACTACAGTACCACTTTCAGCTTTTACTTTTTTCTTTAATAAAAATTTTGTTACAACACCACTATCACTTTCTAATATTGAAGTTTCACGGGGACTAAAAGAGCTTGAAAATTTGAAATTACAATCTTCTAATGTTCTAAAGGTTGTACCAGTTCCCCCAGCTGTTACTGTAGCTCCAGCTTCAACATTAAGTGCATATCTATAATCTGGTTTTTGATTTAAAGCTGGTACTGATTGAAACACATCTAAGACTACTGAAGATGGTGAAGTTGTTTTTGGTTTATATCCAAATGATTGAGCTATAGTATAAATATTTCTTTTTTCTTCAGCATAAGCTAATAAAGATTCTCTAAATGAAGAATCAATATAATATGAAAGTACATCTCCAACATAAGCTGCCATCTCAATAAACATCATACCAGGCGACGCTTCATTAAAATCATTATAAGTATTTGGAAAATATACTTTAGCAAATTCAATCAAGTTATCTCTAAAATCACTAAAGTCTTTATTAAGATAATTGACTTGTTTTACTAAACTTTTTTTTGTACTTGTACGTGGCATTTAATTACTCCTAATAGCTTTCAGCTGTATATGATGCGTCTACTGTTATTGATTCAAAAGTATTTGGATTTAATGTAGTTGAATATTTGACTTGTACAAAAATTTTATTTTTATCACCCTCTTCATTAAGAGTATTAACTTCTTGTACATTAATATAAGGTAACCAATTTGAAACAGTTCTTCTAACCTCTTCTTCTATTCTATTTGGTAACTCATCATCAACTTGTTCAAAACAAAGTTCTCTTATTCTACTTCCAAATTCAGGTTGTCCTACTCGTTCACCTGGAAAAGTTAAAAATAAATTCTTTAAGTTATGTTGTGCTTGTTCTAATGAAGTTTTTGTTAACTTAAAGTCATTATTGTCATCTCTTCTCAATGGAAAAGATAAACCAATATAGGTATCAGGGTTTAAATCTTTTTCTTGTGCTCCTGGCATTATCTTTTACTTTTCATTTTATCGTGTTTCATTAAATCACTATAGTCTCGTGTTAATGCGTTTACTAGACTCTCAGGAACTTGGTCTACACTAACTCCTGCTTTTTTCATAGTATCTACAGCTACCATATCTCGTTTAACTTCTTCTGGTTTACCATAACCCATTAATTCACTCATACGTGTACTATCAAAAGCACTACCACCTAATGTTGGATATTCTTCATTATCTTGAGATGATAATCCACTTTTAGTTTCATTTAAAACTTTATTCAAAACCTCATCTTTAGTATACTGTACTTCTTTTGTATTTTTTGGTTTTGATATTACTGGGGTAATATCTTTTAGTTGAGAAGAAGTTTCTTCTTTTATAAATATCTTTTTCACTTCTTTTTTAACTTCTCTACGAACTGCTTCTTGTATTATTTTTACAAGCTCTTTTTTGGTCATAATAAATAACTCCTATTTTGTCTTTACTGTATTACTTAAAATTGTTTTTTTCTTTAATTGAACTTTAAGTTCACTCACTACCTTTGTCAACTCTACACCAGCCGCTGATGAAGGACCTGTGATTTTAGGTGCAACAAGTTGTAATTTTGATAATAATGTATCCAAAAATTCAACTAACTCATCACCCTTAACAACTGGTTGTAAGTTGTTATCAACTCTACTTCCTAATCTAATATCATCTCCTTTAATAAATATACTGTCGGATTTTATTAGTATATTTTTTCCCTCAATCTTCTGTCCTTCAAAAGATTTTCCACGTAATCCATCAGAAGTTAAGTAGATTGAACTATCATCTTCATCAATATTTTCAGTTGTAAACTCACCATCACTCTCATCTATATTTGTTCTTATCTTGATTGAGGGTACATTATCGTGACCATCAAAGTGTATAGACTGACCAAACCTACCTTCATATAAAATACAACCTTCACCTATCTCAAGTGGTTTAACATTTCTTCTTTCAAATGTTTTACCGTATTTAGTATTCTCTGTATAACCACCACTAGCACCAGGTATAGAATTTTCGTTAGTTGAACCTTTACGATTTATAATACTCGTATAATAATGTTGTCCATTATACTCTATAACAACTACGTGTTCACCGATAACAGGAACCGCTACTATATTAGGCATTAATGGTTTAACTATATCTACTTCTTGATTAGGATTATTTATAAAAGTTCCTCTAACACTACCACGATTTAATGGTTCATTTAATATTACATCTTCTACAACAAAAGCTTCTGATTCGTGATAATCATATTGTGAAGCTTTAATTAATTTTTTTATATACGAACTTATTTCAGAGGGTCTAGCTAAACGACCTAATGGTATAGATGTCGAAGTATCTACAATTTCTTTCTCTTTCCAAGCCATTTAATCTACCTTTACTGATTCTATTCTATTGTGGATTTTATCTGATTCTTGTTGTAAGTCTTTGATGGTGTCTTCCATACCTGAGAGTAATTGATTTTTTTCTTCGTCTGATAATCCATATTCATTTTCAGCACCAGCTTTGCTTTCTGCAGAAATAAGTCGTTGTACGATACCAGCCATCTTAACAAGTTGGTCATCGTTCTTTACATTTATTTCTAAATACTCTTTAATCATAGGCACTATCTGAACTGCA